AATTAAGAGAATTGATTGATAAGTCAAGAGAACTTTATCCTAAAGCATTTCCGGGAGCAAAGTTTAGAGAAGTAGAAAAACTCTGGAACTTTCCAAGCGGAGCAAAGATAGAGTTTGGCTTCTTAGAAAAAGATGCAGATGTATATCGTTATCAAGGGCAAGCATATAGTTGGATAGGCTTTGACGAGATAACACATTTACCAACAGAGTTTGGTTGGAACTATTTAGCATCACGACTAAGAACAACAGATCCTGACTTACAAACTTATTTAAGATGCACAGCAAACCCGGGAGGTATTGGTGCGCATTGGGTAAAGAAAAGATATGTTGACGCTTCTGAATATAACAAATCTTTTGTAGGTATGGACGGTCTAACTAGGAAATTTATTCCTGCTAGACTTCAAGACAACCCTTACTTATCAGAAGACGGTGAATATGAACGAATGCTTTCTTCTTTACCTGCTGTTCAAAGAAAACAATTACTTGAAGGTAATTGGGATATTTCAGAAGGAGCAGCATTTGCAGAATTTGAAGTAGCTAGTCATGTAATCACACCGTTTGATATTCCCTCATGGTGGGAAAGATTTAAAGGAGTTGACTACGGATATGCTGCAGAAAGTTGTTGTTTGTGGGCTGCTGTTGATCCTGAAGACAAGACCATTATTATATACAGAGAACTATACCAAAAAGGTCTAACAGGTTTAGCATTAGCTTCCAAAATAACAGAGTTAGAAAAGAATGAAATACGCTCTATATACGGAGTGTTAGATACTGCAGCTTGGGCTAGGACAGGTTATTCTGGTCCTACTATTGGTGAAATCCTTAATCAAAAAGGACATAAACTAAGAAGAGCTGATAAAAATAGAATAGCAGGAAAAATACAGATACACGAATATCTTAGAAAAAATGTAAGCACAGGTAGACCTAAATTACAAATATTTAACTCTTGTCAAAATTTAATTAGAGAGCTACAAAGTTTGCCTTTATCTAAGACTAATTCAGAAGATGTTGATACAAAAGCTTCGGATCATGCTTATGATGCGTTGCGCTATATGTTAATGAGTAGACCTAAATTAGATCACCCATACGATAGAATGTTAAAAATAAAAACAGACATCTACCAACCTGCTGACTCAACATTTGGATATTAATATATGGCAGACAATGAAAACACTTTTTTAAACGCTAACAATATCTATGAAGATGTTGAAGGTGAAACAGGTAAGAACCTTAAACTAGAAGATCCTCAAAAGTCTAATCTAGTAGGTCTTATAGAAAATCGTTTCTTTGCTGCAGAAGAAGCTCGTAGTGTTGACGAAAAAAGATGGCTTACAGCTTATGAAAATTACAGAGGTCTTTACAAAAAGAATGTAAAATTCAGAGAGTCTGAGAAGTCAAGAGTTTTTGTTAAAGTTACTAAAACAAAAGTATTAGCTGCTTTTGGTCAATTAGTTGATGTTATCTTTGGAACTGGTAAGTTTCCTATAGGTATATCAGAAACTAAAATACCAGAAGGAGAAAAAGCAAATGCGTACTTAGATAATCAAAATCCAACACCCAGTATAGAGATACCTGATAACATTGGAAACAGGCTTGAAGATCCTCCTCAAGATAATCCTTTCGATGTTGGATATGAAGGAGACGGACGCACTCTTAAAGCAGGAGCTACTTTCGGTAGTGGAATGTTTGAAGATTCCCTTACAGAACAAGCAGAAGATAAAGGAATATTAGTAGAAGGACAAGCTCCGTCACCTCAAATGCCAGAGCTTTCTCCTGCACAAAGAGCTGCTAGACGCATGGAAAAACTTATCCATGATCAAATAGATGAATCAAACGGATCGTCTGAAATAAGAAACGCATTACTAGAAGCTGCTTTACTAGGTACTGGAATTGTAAAAGGACCATTTAATTTTAATAAGAAACTACATAAATGGGATAAAAACGAAGAAGGTGAAAGATCTTATAATCCTTTAGAAGTTAGAGTACCACGAATAGAGTTTGTAAGTTGTTGGGATTTTTATCCTGATCCTGCAGCTACTAACATTCAAGAGTGTGAATATGCTATTCATCGTCATAAGATGAATCGTAGTCAATTTAGACAACTTCGTAACATGCCTTACTTTGATGAAGAAGCTATCCGTGAATGTTTACAAATGGGTCCGAACTACGAAGAGAAAGACTTTGAAAACGAATTAAAAGATAACTCTTACTCAGACGAAGAAACTAGTTCCTCAAACTATGAAGTGTTAGAATATTGGGGAATCATGGATGCTGAGTATGCTAGAGAAGTAGGAATTGATTTACCTGATGAAGTAGATGATTTAGACGAAGTACAGATCAATGCTTGGATTACAGGTGGTAAATTACTCAGAGCAGTAATCAATCCGTTTACACCTTATCGTATTCCATACAATGCTTTCCCATACGAAAGAAACCCATATAACTTCTTTGGTATTGGTGTAGCTGAAAACATGGACGATAGCCAACAGATAATGAACGGACATGCTAGAATGGCTATAGATAACTTAGCTCTAGCAGGTTCTATTGTTTTTGATGTAGACGAGTCTGCCCTTGTTGGTGGACAATCAATGGATATATATCCCGGAAAAATATTCCGTAGACAATCTGGTATGCCCGGACAATCTATATACGGTCTAAAGTTTCCTAATACAGCACAAGAAAATATGATGATGTTTGACAAGTTTAGACAACTTGCAGACGAACAAACTGGAATACCTAGTTACTCTCATGGTCAAACAGGAGTACAAAGTATGACAAGAACAGCTTCTGGAATGTCAATGCTTCTAGGTGCTTCTAGTTTAAATATAAAAACAGTCGTTAAAAATTTAGATGACTTTTTATTACGACCACTCGGGGAAAGTTACTTTCAATGGAACATGCAATTCTTAGAAGATTCTATTGATGTAGAAGGTGATTTAGAAGTTAAAGCTACTGGAACAAATAGCTTGATGCAAAAAGAAGTAAGATCACAAAGATTAACTATGTTCTTACAGACTGCACAAAGTCCTGCTATTGCTCCATTTGTTAAAATTTCTAAACTTGTTAGTGAACTAGCCTACAGCTTAGATTTAGATCCTGATGAAATACTCAATGATCCAGAAGAAGCAGCTATGATGGCACAAATAATAGGTATGCAAAATGTTGGACAAGAAACAAGCCCAGAAACTCAACCCGATAGTCAACAGCAAACAATGGCAGGCAATGGAGGAGTACCTCAACCACCTCAAAACATTGGAGTTACAGGCACTGGTGGTGGCAACATCGGAACAGGAAATATTCCGGTCTCAGGGGAAGATAACTTCTCTGGTACGCTTAGAGAACCTGCCTAGCGTAGTTAAACAAACATTAAAAGAGAGATAACATGGCAGATAAAAAACAATTCCCAGACCTTAATAAAGATGGTAAAACAACTTTTGCTGATGTACTTATAGGCAGAGGAGTTAGAGAAGAAAAAATGGAAGGTGGGAAAGTAATGAAGCCTGCTAAGACTCGTTACACTTATGCCGAAGGAGAAAAAGTAGGTGATCAAATGGTAGGTCTAGGTATTTCCGTATCACCTATAACTGCAGAAATGCAGCCAGATGAAGAAATGGAAGATGGTTACATGGATTTTATTATAGATCAATCGTTATCTCCAGAAGAACAAAAATTTTTAATGGATAAATTAGAGTCTGAACCAAAACTTAGTGTCGTATTTGACAAAGTTATGGATACAGCAACAGAATTTTCAGGATCTGGACCAGTTGACGGTCCGGGTTCAGGAGTGTCCGACAGTATACCTGCAAGGTTATCTGACGGTGAGTTTGTTTTTACTGCAAAAGCAACAGATCAAATAGGCGCAGACAGATTACAAAGTATGATGAAAGATGCCGAAATGCAAGCTGATGCAGGAAGACAAGAAATGCAAGAAGGTGGTGAAGTAGAAGAAAAACAAATGGATGAATTTGGAAAAGCTATAGATGAAGACATAGCTAAAGATGAAGTCCGTAAAGATATGATGTCTACTAACCCTCGTCTGCAACAGAAGTAGAGCTACCTTAGTTTACTAAGCCCTCTACATAACATTAACCGAAAGGCTACCTTTACAAAAACAAACCCTGCTTATGCGCATTAGCAGCTACTTTGTTTAGAAAGCCCTGAGTAGGAGTAAGATATGGCAACACAAGAAGTAAAAGCAAACCCTTATAACGCTGATAAGGATTGGCACAACCAAGATGAAAAACAATTTGTATCTGCTGATGGTGCTTTCTTTGAAAAACCTCAATCAAAAGTTGAAGCTCAAGAAGAAGAACCGAAGCAAACTAGGAAGGAAACTAAAGATAAACCTTATAGTAAACCTGACTATAAAAAAAGATATGATGATTTAAAAACGCATTATGATTCTAAACTTAATGAGTTTAAAGCTAGAGAACAGGAACTATTAGAACAGGCAACTAAAAATATGCCTGAGTATAAAGCTCCTAAATCTGCAGAAGACTTAGAAGAGTTTAAAAAACAATATCCAGATGTGTACGAAGTAGTAGAAACTGTAGCACACTTGCGTAGTTCAGAACAGACAAAAGTTCTAGAAGAAAGATTGTCTAAACTACAAGAGCGTGAAGCAGATTTAACTGCCAAACAAGCACATAATAAGTTGTTACAAAATCACCCTGACTATGAAGACATTAAGAATAGTGATGATTTTCATAACTGGGCTAAGTCACAACCACAGTCTATCCAAGACTGGATATATAAGAATGCTAATGACGGAGATCTTGCAAGTCGTGCTTTAGATTTATTTAAAAGAGATATGGGTATGGCTGCTACATCTAGTAAGCCTAAAAATAAAAAGTCCAATAAATCTGCTGCTGATATGGTATCAACTAAAACAACTGCAGTTGATCCAAAGCAGGATAAAATTTGGACTGAACAGGAAATTGCTAGGATGTCTATTGCTGAATTTGACAAGTACGAAGAAGAAATCGGAAAAGCAATTCACGAAGGCAGAGTAGTAAAACAATAACTTTTAATTTGATATAATGGAGAAGTAAAATGGCTTATAACCAATCAGATCAGTACTTTGAACCAAGTACCGATACTAACGCAAACTTTGCTAACTC